GGTTAGCTCACCAAATTGAATGTCATTTCCGATATAAGGCATATTTAATTCCCTGTTGTGTTACGGTGCATCTGGAAATACAATCTTAGTAGGATCAGCATTTGTTGCTGGCAAGTCCCTAAGCTTTTTCCTGTATGCTGTTTGTGCGTCAGACATTGTTACGTCGCTCATGCCTTGCCAGTCGGTGTTTTTTAGTAGTTGGTTGCGTTCGCCTCTGATACTAGCCATTGTTGCATCGGGTGCAACGTAATCGGTTGGTGTAATGTCATCTTCAATCATTTTTTCGTAGTCGGTGTTGCCTACAGAAGGGTTTGCAAAACCTCCGGTTGTGCCATCATCTCTCGTCATTAAAATAGAAGATTTGTTAGAATTTTGGTATGTATACGTTGTCATTATTACAACTCCGCGCTGGCTGTTAATCCGGCATTACCTGCTGTTCCGCCCTGTATTACTCCGGCCTGACCGGCGGTAAGACCGCTGCTAACTGTCATCACCAGCGCACCAGTAGACTCCGTGTTTCCTGCAAACGTCATGTTGCTCGATTGTGTTTCCGTTCCAGCGTGATCTAGTTCAAAAAGAGTTGTGCCAAAAACACCGCCCGTTGGAACAGCTCGCATTGTAACCGGAAACGCATACGGACCAGTAGAGACTGTTGTGCTTACAATGTAGGCGGTGGCAATATACTTGTCGTTTGGAAACGCTTGCTGCCAGAAATACCTCTGACACTTTGCCAACGTCGTCTTAATATGCTCATGCTCAAAGTCAGAAACAAGCGTGCCTACCTCAAGCTGAACAGCCGACAAAAGAAAATTATTTGCGGTGTTGTCCATTAAATTCTGCTGGTTTGAAGTTGCGTATTCTTCCCCGCCTTGCCAGCTTCCTGCTGTTCCGTGAAAGTTTGTACCGGCAGTTAAAGGAAATGTAATTCTCATTCCCTCTCCAGTGTCGTTGTCAATACTGCCGTCAGGATCGCCCGGTATAACCATTGAAAAATGCTCAAAGGTGTCCGCCGATGTAACAGTAAATTCCGCTATGTAATGCCGGTTGTCGTCCGATTGCAGTAAAGCGACACAGTGAGTGCCAGATTTGGGTGATGAAACCGTAAAGGATAAGACCATAGACTTAGCCGCTGGGTTTTCATATTCAAGCATTTGCAGGTTTTGGGCCTCTAGGGAATGGCAGATGCCTACAAACTCTCCAGCAGCAACCCCTGCTTCGGCAGTCGTGCAATCTACTTTTAAAGCGGTGCGGCAGCCTCTGGCTAGACCAGAATTAGCTTCGCTTAGTGTGTCTTGTGACGTTGTAAAGCGAGCAGCACCCGGCCCTTCTTCACGTATTTTCCACCGATCTATGGCCGTATAAGTGTTGGTAACTCCACCCTGCCCGGTTATCGTCCCGCGTTGTGATATTTTCATGCCGCCATTATCTACTAAATTTTTACCTACTTGAGGATTTAAAAGACCAGTAGGACCGATTTTTGAAACTGCCATTATTTAATAACTCCTACGGTGCGTCTGGAAAGACAATTTTAGTGGGATCAGAATTTGTAGCTGGTAAGTCCCTAAGCTTTTTTCGGTATGCTTTTTGTGCATCGGACATTGTGACATCGGTTCCTGCTTGCCAGTCGGTGTCTTTAAGAAGTTGATTGCGTTTGCCTCTGATGCTTTCCATTGTTTCGGCAGGAGCTACATAGTCATCTATGGTCGTGCCGTCTTCTACAATCTTGTCGTAGTCAGTGTTTCCGGGGGCAACCGGGACATACTTGAATCTTGCCCTACCGTTATCGTCGTTGCCGATGGACACCGCAATGCTTGTCTTTTCCTTGTCAGCGTATTGCATATTAATACTCCTACATTTCTGCCGTAGCGTCAATTGTCATTGCGCCAGTTGATGTCGCTAAGATTGCATTGTGGGCGGTCAAACCACTAGATATGGATGCCGAGATGCGACATTTGTTGGGCGACACTTCTGCAATTGTTTCTGATGACGAATTTCCGCTACCGCCTAAGGCGCTGTAAACTTGGCCGGTAAGCGTCACGGTTGGGGCAACTCGTTTTTCTACCTCAAAATAAACAGCCCAAAGAAATGCAGTCGTGCTTCCCGCAACGGCAACAGCGACTACCCCGTTTGTTATGTAGGCCCTACGCTCGAAGTAACGCTTACACTTTGCCAACGTCACACCAAGAGGCTCATGCTCAAAGTCTGTAGCAACCGTGCCTAGTTCTAATTGAACTCCTGCCAACTCAACATTGTTAGATGTGTTGTCGAGCAAATTTTGTTGATTACTAGTTGCAAATTTACCTCCAGAAGTCCACGCACCTGCTGATCCAGCTTCGCCCGAGCCACAAATTAAAGGCCAATCAATGCGAATGCCAGCTCCATTATTTGTGTCAATAGTACCACCCGTATCGCCCGGAAATGTTATAGCAAAGTATTCATAGGTATCAGCAGATGCAATGGTAAATTCTTTAATAAAAAATCGTCCGTCATCTTCTTGGTAAATAGATACACAATGCGTGCCTGATTTGGGACTTTTCATCCAAAAAGATACAGTTACAGATTTTGCTGTTGCAACTCCCCACTGTAGCTGTTGAAGATTTATCGCTTCGACAGTAGTTCTAAGCGACATAATATCACCACTTGCCACGCTGCTATCGGCAGTAGTTACGTCAATTTTTACAGCTTTGGCGTGGCCTGTTGCAGCAAGAGGACCAGCTACTTGACTTCCTGTTACTCGACCGGCAGTTCCTGAAGCTATTATATGCCACATATCAACTTGAGTGTAGCCACTAGCAGCACCCATACCTGTTACCGCAGCACTTCGTTGAGCTACTTCGTGACTGCCATTAATAAGTATGTTTTTACCAATAAGTGCAGAACTAGCGGCAAGCTTTGCCGTAGTAACATTACCGGCTGTAATCTTTGCCGTAGTAACAGCATTCGTTGCAAGATCAGCAGTATCAACAGTACCATCTTCAATCTGTGCGCTAGACAATGGCGCTCTTGCTGGTGTTGACCCAAGATACGCCATTAGGTAATCTCCATAACCGACAGGATAATATCCGTAGCCGCACTCCCAGTTAGGCTCAAGGTATCGGTAGTTTCCATAACTACTTTGTTACCTGCTAACAGTTCAAGAGAACTGCCTACTGGTAGTGGAGCATTAGTAACTAACTCAACCGTTTGGTTAGCTTCGTTGTTAGCTCCTGATCTGTTTGCTGTATCAGATGTAAGAGTAACCGTTGCAGTAGTAGCACCACTAGTAGTGTTCCCTAGCATGATGCCCAGAAGAACTGTAGTCGTACTCCCTGCAACAGTGTAGATTACATCTGCTGATGTTACTCCTGCTTTGGTTATAACTTTAAAAGTATTAGCCATTTTTCATTCCTCTGTTTTGTTAACCTAAAGCAATCGCAAGAGCAGTTGCCGAACCATCAGTAATTTCTGTAAGAACACTTACATCCACACGTTTAAGAGTTCCAGCATCACTCACTAGTATTTCATCTGTAGTTGCCAAACCAGAAGCTAGTGCGGTTTGACCTGAGATAATGTTGTTGTTAAGCATTCCGCTTTCAATAGCAGTACTTGCAATGGTTATTGCACCCGCCGCTGAAATACCTACGTCACCACTTACTGCAACAGGGTTGTAGTTAGTTCCATCAGCAACCAGAATGTGGCCGCTGGTATTCGTACCCATTGTTATGTCGTCGCCACTAACTGTTAGATCGCCTGAGATTGTAAGACCAGTAAGAGTACCAACACTTGTAATGGCAGTCTGAGCAGCGCCTGTAACAGTAGCGGCTGTACCACTTGCGTTGCCTGTGACGTTACCAGTTAAAGCACCAACAAATCCTGTAGCAGTTACAACACCAGTACTAGGGTTGTAAGTTAGTGTTCCATCTGACTCTAGCCCTAGGTTACCACCGTCTACATCTCCACCAGCAGTAAAGATAAGAGCATTACTTTCGTTTGTGGATTCGTTGTCAGTAATAGTAACGGTGGTTGCAACTGTCGCAACATCTGCTGTACCTGTTACATCACCTGTAACATCGCCGGTTAAAGCACCAATAAAGCCTGTAGCTGTTATCTTACCTGTGCTGGGATTATAAGTCAATGTTCCGTCTGACTCTAGTCCTAGATTGCCACCGTCTACATCCCCACCAGCAGTGAAGATAATAGCATTGCTCTCATTGGTTGATTCGTTGTCTGTGATAGTAACAGTAGTTGCAACCGTAGCTACATCGGATGTACCTGTAACATCACCTGTAACATCACCAGTCAACGCACCAATAAAGCCTGTGGCCGTTATCTTACCTGTGCTGGGGTTGTAGGTTAGGGTGCCATCTGACTCTAAACCTATATTGCCACCATCAACATCACCGCCAGCGGTAAAGATAATAGCGTTACTTTCATTTGTAGATTCATTATCAGTGATAGTAACAGTAGTTGCAACTGTAGCCACATCGGCTGTGCCTGTTATATCACCTGTAACATCTCCA